TGTATTCGGCAGCATTTTTAACGATTTAGAAGTTGTTAAAAAAGATTCTGCTGGTAAGATATTACAAAAAATTAAAGTTCCTCTTGGATATGCACCTAGGAGTAAAGTACTTGCACGATTAAATGAACAAACCAGCGATCCTAAGATAGCTCTTAAGTTACCACGTATGTCATTTGAGATATCTTCTATGGAATATGACGCAAATGCACGTGTATCTAAACATAAGAATTATAAAAAAGTTATAGTAGGTGATACTCTACAATTAAGTAAATTAGGAGCTCCTGCTGTATATAAGGTTGGATTTGAATTAAATCTTCTTGCTAAAACTCAAGATGAAGCATTACAAATATTAGAACAAATACTTCCAATGTTTCAACCAGAATATACAGTAACAATTCATGATATTCCAAGCATGAATATAAAAACTGACACTCCTATTATTTTAGAGGGTGTTGACTTAAATGATGATTATGAAGGTGATTTAATTACAAGGAGAGCTATTGTTTATACTTTATCTTTCTCAACTCGTATTAGATATTATAGAGGTATTAGTAAGAGTAAACAAATTCTTAATACTGAAGTTGATTTTTCAGAAAATGTTGATCCAACAACTCATAAGATTGAAACATTAGCTATAGATGGTACAACAACATCTGATGGTGCAGGAGGTTTTAAAGAACCATATACAGAAACACTTAACTTTTTTGATACGGACGTATAACTATGTATAATTATAAAGCAACATTATTAAGAGTCGTTGATGGTGATACCGTTGATGCAGAGATAGACTTAGGATTTAAAATATTTATTAAAGAGAGGATTCGTTTAATGGGTATAGATACTCCTGAAAGCCGAACAAGAAACCTAGCTGAGAAATCTTGGGGTAAGGCTGCTAGTGCGAGATTATCAGAATTACTGGCAGAAGCTAATGGAGAATTTACATTAGTTACTAAGAAACAAAAGAAAGGAAAGTTTGGACGAATATTAGGAACTCTTTCAATCTCGACAAAGGATGGCATTGTTGATGCCAACCAAGTTTTGATTAATGAACAACTTGCTATACCCTACACTGGTGGTAATAAAGAAGAAAGTAGAACAGCAGCAGGAGTATTAGAATTATGGAATACATATTATGAAAAACCAAACAATGACGGTGGACACAAACAATAAAGTTGATGCTGATTATGCTCGAATAAGACGAGATTTATTTAATTTAGCTGAACAAGGTGATGAAGCTATTGAACTTATGTTAGATCTTGCTAGAGAATCAGAACATCCACGAGCATTCGAAGTACTCGGTCAATTAATCAAACAAAATGCTGAAATAGGCGAAAAGATTCTTAAACTTCATAAAAGTAAAAAAGAAGTAGATAAAGATGATGATCTTCCTGCTCTTACTCAAGGAGCAACTAATAATAATGTATTCATAGGTTCTACAGCTGAATTACAAAAAATGTTAAGGGACGAAACAGTAATAGATAATGAGTAGAAATACTAACTATCTCGGTAACCCGAATATTCGGGGAGCCGATATAAAACATCCATGGACTAAAGAAGAATTAATTGAGTATAAAAAATGCTTAGATAATCCTGTATATTTTGCAGAAAAGTATTGTAAAATAATACATCTAGATAAAGGTTTAATACCATTTAACTTATATCCATATCAAAAAGATATGTTTAATTCTTTTGATAAAAATCGATTCAATATTGTTCTTGCATGTCGTCAAAGTGGTAAATCAATTGCTGTTGTAGCCTATCTTTTGTGGTATGCTGTATTTAAAGGTGAACAAGTTGTAGGTGTTTTAGCCAATAAAGAAGCTATTGCACGAGAAATGTTAGGTAGAATTACTCTTATGTTAGAAAATCTACCATTCTTTTTACAACCAGGATGTACTGTCCTTAATAAAAAATCTATTGCATTCTCTAATAATTCAAGAATTGTAGCAGCTGCAACATCATCAAGCTCTATTCGTGGTATGTCAATTAATCTTGTATACCTTGATGAGTTTGCATTTGTAGATAATGCTACTGAATTTTATACAAGTACATATCCGGTTATCTCATCTGGTAAAACATCTAAAATTATTATTACATCTACAGCAAATGGTATAGGTAATATGTATCATAAATTATATGAAGGTGCTCTTCAAAGAACAAATGAATTTACACCAATTCGTGTAGACTGGTGGGATGTACCAGATAGAGATGAAGAATGGAAGAAGATGACTGTTGAAAATACCTCTCAATTACAATTTGACCAAGAATTCGGCAATTCATTTCATGGTACTGGTAATACTCTTATATCTGCTGATATATTATTAGCTTTAAGAGCAAGAAATCCTATTGAATATATAAATAATATTAAAATGTGGGAACAACCTAAAGAAGGCCATAATTATTTAATGTTTGTGGATGTATCTAAAGGAAGAGGACAAGACTATTCTACATTTACTGTTATAGATGTTAGTGTTAATCCATTTGTTCAAGTATGTGTATTTAGAGATAATATGATGTCACCTTTATTATTTCCTGATTTACTTTATAAATATGCTACACATTATAATGAATGTTATGTTGTGGTTGAATCAAATGATGCAGGACAGGTTGTATGTAATGGTTTATACTATGATTTAGAATATGAGAATGTATTTGTAGAATCTATGATTAAAGCAAATGCTATTGGTGTAACCATGACACGAAAAATTAAAAGAATGGGGTGTTCTAATATAAAAGATATAATAGAACAACATAAATTAGTAATAAATTGTGAAGAAACTATAAGAGAGATGAGTACATTTGTAGCAAAGGGTTCTTCATATGAGGCAGATCATAATTCACACGATGATCTTATGATGAATTTAGTTATGTTTGGATGGTTTACATCCACTCCATTTTTTGCTGAAGCAACTGATGTTGATTTAAAACGTATGTTATATAAAGAAAAGGTTAAACAATTAGAAGATGAAGTAATACCGGTAGGTAATATGCCACAATCACAATATAATACTCATCCATTTGGAGAAGGCTGGAAAGTATGGAGAAATTAGAAAGTACAGTTGTTATAAATAAGTATATTGAGAAAATTACGTATTATGAATAATCTTATAAATAACATGACAAGGGGTAAATAAATGGCATTTCTAGTATCGCCTGGTGTACAGGTAAAAGAAATCGATTTAACTAATGTCGTTCCATCTACATCATCTACAATAGGAGCTATGGCTGGTGCATTCCAGTGGGGTCCTTGCGAAGAAATTACTACTGTAAGTAGCGAAACGGAATTAGTTAATAAGTTTGGGAAGCCAAATGCAGACACTTTCGAAAGTGTTCTTACGGCATCCCAGTTTTTAAGTTATGGCAGCGCGCTAAAAGTTGTCAGAGCTGTAGGAACATCAGCACGTAATGCTACGGCATCGGGTACTGGTATTTTAGCAAAAAATGATGATCATTTTAGTACATTAACACCTGCTGCTGGAGATTGGGTTATGGCCCGTCATCCTGGTATAACAGGTAGTGCACTAACAGTGGAAGTTGCAACTGACCCAACATCTTGGGATGGTTCAGCAAGTTGGGCAACATGGACAGAAAGTGCTCCTGGTACTTCTGCTGGAGCTGCTGCAGTAGGTGGTTCTAATGATGAAATACATATCGTAGTTAGAGACTATGATGGTACTATAACAGGTACAGCTGGCGAAGTTCTTGAAGTATTTAGTTACTTAAGTCAAGCTAGTGATGTGAAATCAACTGATGGTACAGATTTATATTATAAAAATCACATCAATACAAACTCTAAATGGATCCGTGTCGGAAATCACGCAGCAGCATTAACAGATGCTGGTGAATCAGCAACATCAAATGCATTTACACGTGTAAACGTATTTTTTGCTAACTTAAGTGGTGGTGTTGATGATAACGTATTAACTGTAGGTGAAACTACAGCACAATATGCTAAATTCTCTGATGCAGAAACAGTAGATGTAAACTTAGTGTTCCAAGCCAATTCTGGTTTTAGTGCAAGTGATAATATCACACTAAGTAATTATATAACTGCCTTAACAGCAGCAAGAAAAGATGCGGTAGGCTTTGTCTCACCAGAGAGAGCGGCTACAGCAAATGCAGCAGCACCGGCTACAACAGTAGCTGCATGGAGAACTGGAACAACTTCAACGTCTTATGGCTTTGCGGATTCAAGTTCTTTATATGTGTATGATAAATACAGCGATGTATATCGTTGGATTTGTGCGGCAGGATCTATGGCAGGACTAACAGCTAACGCTGATTTAGTCGCAGATGCTTGGTTCTCACCGGCTGGATTTACTCGTGGTAACGTTCGAAATGTTACTAAACTAGCATATAATCCTAATCAGGCAGATAGAGATGCTCTATACAAGACAGGTGTAAACCCTATTGTTACATTTCCTGGTTCAGGTACAGTGTTATTTGGTGATAAAACTTTACAATCTAAACCATCAGCGTTCGATAGAATTAACGTTCGCAGATTGTTTATTGTATTAGAGAAAGCAATATCTACAGCATCGAAAGCATCATTATTCGAATTTAATGATGAATTTACGAGGGCTCAATTTAGAAATATGGTTGAACCTTTCTTAAGGGATGTTAAAGGTCGTAGAGGTATTACGGACTTTAAAGTAGTATGTGACGGCACAAATAATACAGGAGCAATTATTGATACTAATAAATTTGTTGCTGATATTTATGTTAAACCTGCTCGTTCTATTAACTACATTACTCTTAACTTCATTGCTACACGTACTGGTGTTGAGTTTAGTGAAATCGCGGGAGGTAATTAAAGATGGCTATTTTAGGCGTAGATGATATGAAAGCCAAACTCGTTGGCGGCGGTGCTAGACCTAATCTATTCAAAGTGACGATGGGTTTTCCATCATATGTTACTGCGGATGTTTCTTTAGCATCTTACATGTGTAAAGCAGCATCTTTACCAGCAAGTACAATTGGTCCTATAATGGTTCCTTTTAGAGGTAGGCAACTACAAATTGCTGGCGATAGAACGTTTGAAGCATGGAATATTACTGTAATTAATGATACTGATTTTAATGTACGTGATTCTTTTGAACAGTGGATGAACGGCATCAATCAACATGAAGAGAATACTGGGTTAACACAACCAAGTTCTTACATGGCTGATATGATCGTTGAGCAACTAGATAAAGATGGTACAGTTAAGAAAAAGTATGATATACGAGGTACATTTCCAACTTCTTTAGGAGCTATTGAAGTAAGTTATGATACTGAAAATACAATTGAAGAGTTCACTGTTGAATTACAAGTTCAATATTGGGAGTCTAATAAGACAACGTAAATCATCGATATAATAACATAAGGAGTGCCTTCGGGCACTCTTTCTTAAGTGTTATAAATAATATTTAAGAAAGAGTGTATAGGATTATTTAAATGGCAGAAAACAATAGATTATTTGGCTTTAGTTTTAAAAGAAAAGCTATAGACGATAAAAAGAAACCCGTATCATTTGCAGCAGATAATGAGGATGGCGCGTTTGAAATCTCCCCAACTGGCGGATACTTTGGTCAGTATATGGACCTACAAGGAGATAAATTCCAAAATGATAAAGATTTAATAATGAAGTATCGTACGATATCTTCATATCCAGAGGTGGATATGGCGATTGAGGATATATGTAATGAAGCTATTACAGATGAATCTGGTGTTATTGTTAAATTAAACTTAGATAATTTAGACCAAAAAGATACAGTTAAAGATTTAATTATGGAAGAGTTCGATAGAATTCTTAATTTAACTAATTTCTCGGCTACAGCATATGATACATTTAGGCGTTGGTATATAGATGGTCGGTTATTTTATCATGTTATTATTAATGAAAATAAAACAGATGCTGGTATATTAGAACTTAGACAAATAGATCCTACAAAAATTCGTAAAGTTAAAGAAATAGAAACGGTTAAAGATCCTAAGACTGGAGCAGAGCTTCAGAAAGAAGGTGAAGAATATTATTTATATCAAGATGATGTATTAATAAATAATTCTGAAGGTTTACGTATTCATCCAGATGCTATTATACAAGTTAATTCAGGTCTATTAAATGATGAACGTAATAAGGTCGTAGGTTATTTAAATAAAGCACTTAAACCTTTAAACCAATTAAGTATGATGGAAGACTCACTTGTCATTTATCGTATATCAAGAGCACCTGAACGTCGTATATTCTATATAGACGTAGGTAATCTTCCTAAAGGTAAGGCTGAGGAATACCTCAACAATACTATGAATAAGTATCGTAATAAGATTGTATACGATCCTACCACAGGAAACATTAAAGATGAAAAAGTACATAGAAATATTATGGAAGATTTTTGGTTACCTCGTAGAGAAGGTGGTCGTGGTACTGAAATAGATACTCTCCCTGGTGGAAGTAATTTAGGCGAGATAGAAGATGTTCAATATTTTCAAAATAAATTATATAGGGCTTTAAATATTCCTATGTCGAGATTAACAGAAGCTGATGCATTTTCTGTTGGTCGTTCTTCAGAAATTACGCGGGACGAACTTAAATTTCAGAAATTTATTGATCGTTGTCGTAATAAGTTTTCAACATTATTTTATGAAGCACTAAAAAGACAGTTAATCCTTAAAAAGATTATTGTTCCAAGTGATTGGGTTAATATCCGAGAAGGAATAGTTGTTGAATATTCAAGAGATAATTACTATGCTGAACTTAAAGATGGAGAAATCCTTAAGGAAAGAATAGAAATGGTACAAATGATGGATGAATATATCGGTATGTTCTGGTCTAAAGAATGGATACGTCGAAATATTCTGAAGTTAACTGATGATGATATCAAACAAATAGCTAAAGATAATAAGAAAGATCCTATGAGTGACGATGATATTAATCCAGATCTAGCGAATTCTGCTATATAATATAGCATTTTTCCTCAAAATAACAATTTTTATAAATACTATACAGAGATAATATGAGCACAAGAGAATTAATTGACAATATAAGAAAGGGTGACGCACAAAAGAGTAATAATGTTTTTAATAGCATTATGCAAGATAAAATACTTAATGCGTTAGATACACATAAACAAGAAGTTGCTTCAAAAATGTATGGAGCATCTGATGATACTCCAGCAGTTGAAGAACCTGCAGTGGAGACACAAACAGGGGAAGTTGCAACAGATGCTAACGTTTAAAGAATCATTTAATGAAGTAATTGAAGCTAAATTAAAACTCCCTAAAGGTGAAAAGGTAGCCAAGGAATTAACCAAACTTGGAAAGAAAAAAAATGTAACTGCTGTTATCACTAGCAAGTTTAATCTATATATTGATGGTGTTAAGCTTGATAAGTATAAAGATTTAAAGAGCGCTGAAAAAGCAGTCAAAGAATTCATCAAATTAATGGGAGCATAAATGAAGTTAATTACAGAATATATTTCACATAAGCTTAGTTACTCAATTGAAGAAGCTAAAGGTGGAAAAAAGAATACCTTCTTAGAAGGTGTATTTATGCAAGCAGAGAATAAGAATAAAAATGGTAGAGTTTATACCAGAGAAGTTCTTACTCAAGCTGTTGATAAATTTGTAAACGAACAAGTTATTACGGGACGTGCAGTAGGTGAATTGAATCACCCTGACGGCCCTTCCATTAATTTGGATAAAGTTTCTCACAGAATTACTGAACTTAAATGGGATGGTAATAATGTGATGGGAAAAGCACTTATTTTGGACACACCTATGGGTCAAATTGTAAAAGGTTTGGTTGAAGGCGGCGTACAACTTGGAGTGTCAAGTCGTGGTATGGGAAGTCTTTCAATGAAAGACGGGGTTAATTATGTTAAGGATGATTTTCTACTTAACACTATTGATATCGTACAAGATCCTTCTGCCCCTAATGCTTATGTAAATGGCATTATGGAAGGAGTATCTTACGAAATGGATAGACCCGGTCATTTCATTA